ATGTTTCTTTAAAACCTTTTGGCAAAATTTATCTTTCTCTACAAAGCCAATCGTTTCAAAAAAACCTGTACTCTCAAAACCTAAACTAAAACCACCAATACCAGAAAACAAATCAAGAACTTTTAGTTTCATTTTTAGTTCTCTCTTGCATTAGTTCTATATTTAGAGCTTGCACCTCTTCATACATCTTACAAACCAATTCAACTGTTAGCTCTTGATCAATCATACTCCACACATCCCTTCACATTCGTTATTGAACATATCTGGTTGATTTGTTTTAATATCAAAATTAACTTCATCCAAAGGAATACATTTTCTGTGTAGATATAGATGATCATTAATCTTTCTTGATCCTGTTCTAATTTTTTTATCAAACTCAACAGCATCTTTAAACTCTTCTGGTCTATTATGTTTCATGAAGTACCAATACTTATCATCATGGAATGGACAACATATACAAGCTGACTTCTCAGGTAATGGATAAGCATTATCACTCATCCATTTAAGACAATCAGATCTACTCATCTTTAAATCAATTAATGGATGAACATTGTTAATGTATTTATCTCTAGCTGGCTTCATTCTACTAATCTCATCCATAGAAATACCAATCCATTGATCAACAATCTTATCTTTAGGAAAGTGTTTTCCTTTTTGTATATTACAAAGTTCTCTAATCTTTTTTCTAATTGGTTGTATCTTATAATCATTAGTACATTGACGCATAACCACACCCCTTTTTCCTGTGATACTATTCTTTGTATAAAATGGAGCTACTAAAAATCTAGTTCCATTATCAATAGAAGAAATCATATCATCTTTAATATTACCTTTCATAACTGTATAAACAGGGAATGGTAATTGAGTTTTAATCCACTCTAAATATTCATAAACTTTCTTTGGCTCATATCCTGTATCAGCAAAGATAGCACAATCTACTTTTGGCAGCACACCTTTAGCTGACATCAAAGCCATGGTTGATGATTGCACACCTACGCCTAAAGATATAACTGTTAAAACTTTTGATCGTTCCATTAGTTTCCAATCTTCTCCAACTTAACTACACAAGAAGTCGGAATACAAATAACATCACCGAAATCGCAACTCCCATCATCATTTAAACTAAAGCTACCAAATATTTTTGTATGTTGTTCATCTCTAGAAAATAAATATCCTAAGGTATGACAGGTTGCTGGTTTAAGATTAATAACATCATCCAAAGTATTCCAACTATCTCCACCTTGAATGTCAATCCATTCACAGATTATTTTTTCATATTTTATGGATGTCATAAAATTTATTGTAGAAGTCATTAGGTTGTACTTGTCCCCTAGTTTGTTGAGTTATTACTTTCATAAATCTAGGATGAGGTAATCGTTCTGATTTTAAATATCTAATCACAGACACAATAGGATTTTTACCTGTCAATCCTATGAGCTTAGCTAGATCTTTATTTGTTAGTTTATTTTTTTCTTTGTATTCTTGCAGTGTCATTTCTTTCCTTTCCAAAAGCATCATATTTTTTATGGTATGCTGCTAATAGTTTACTTAATTGTTTTTGTAGTTTAGTTTTCATTGTTTTCCTTTCGTTATAAATGCTGATAAACAATTTGGGTATATCTGTCAAATAGTATTTGACACTAATAACCAATTTGATATAAGTGGATAAACAATGAAAGGAAGTTTATGGTTATTGATTTAACAAAGAATAATAGTATCTCATCTATTAAAAATATAGATGAGGATCTTGCACTATCTTATTATGCTAAGGTAGGCTTGGACCACAGCTCACCATCACAAGAAGCATTATCAGATTCAGATTGGCTAGTTAGATATTGCCATTTCACACAAGAAGATAGAAGATTAATGAATATAAATTATCGTATGACTGCTGGTGTATCCATTGGTAGAGCATCACAAAGATATGTTTCTAAATATATGTATGATGCTGAAAAAAAAATCTTAAATGAAAAGCAAGACTTAGATAAAATCATACAAGAGGAATTAAAAGAATACGATAAATACCAGGCACACAACGAAGTTGATAAGGAAATGCACGAAGATACTAAAAACTATTTAGTTGATATGATTATGATTACAGTGAAAGCGGTAAAAGATATTGGTTTAGGAGAAGAATCTGCAAGTGAAAGATATTGTTCACATAAATTTAAAGAATTAATTTTACCAAAGATAGGTAGAATTGATTACGAAGATAATAAAAATAAATTTATAGAACTTAAAACAAAACACAGATCAAAAAGAAAATCAGATACTAAAGCTGGTTTTAGTTGGATCAAAGGTTATTTACCTAAAACTCCTGACATCAACCATGTTAAACAATGTGCTTTTTATTGGCACAGTACAAAAAAAACTCCACATCTTTTATATGTCAATCAAGATAGCTACAATGTATTTACACCTGATACATGCGAACTATTAACTCCTGAGTATATGGAATTTTTAATTCAACAGGATTTAATTAAAGCAAAGATTAGACAGAATATATTTTATCTTTGCAAAGGTAATCCTTTTGAGATCGCAAAGTTAGTTCCACCACCAGATTTTTCTGGGTTTATGTGGAAAGATATTCAAGAGGAATATGTTAGAAAAGCTGCATCACTTTGGGATAATGTGTAGAGTTATGGATATAAATTATTATCATAAACAACACGATAAGATTAGACAACAGTTTAGGCATGATGCTATAATGCGTGATATAAAAAAACGAGAGGATAAATTATTTAGAGATATGTTTATTAAATTATTTTTAGTTTTAATAATATTTGTTTTGATAATTTATATAGTTAGCTAATGAAAATTGTACTAACAATTATTCTTATGAATGGCACAGCCAATTCATTTGAATATAAAGTAGATAAAATTGATGCTTACTTGTGTGATGCTTTGTTTAAGAAACATACATACGTTCATACAAGTAGATTCAATGAAGGAAGAAACAAGACAGGTATATTCTATAAATCCAAAGAGGTTTTCGCATATACTTGTGATTATAAAACAACCTAAGGAAACAAATGAAAGAAAAAATAAAACAAGTTAATGAACTAGCTGCTAGTTATGGTAGTTATTTGAATCAACATGGAAAAAAATGTATTAGTGTTTGGAGTCAGGTAAGAGCATTTAGAGAAGTGTTTGGAACTGACTTTGGAATACATTGTCAGATACTTGAACACTCAGATCGTTATGTAATAGTTCAAGCAAAGATATTTGGCTACGATCCAGAGAGAATAATATCAAGCGGTTTATCAAAACAGTATAGAGATAAAACAGGCTATCTTTCTTCAGCAGAAAGTTTTGCCATATCACGAGCTTTAAGTTTCATGGGTATTCTTCTTGAAGATATAACTTCAAAAGAAGAGTATGAGGATCTTGAGATCCCAGTACAACCTATGAAAACTAAAGATACTACGTCAGTAAATGTTGATGATAGTATAGTTAATGAACTGATGAAGAAGGTACATTACGCACCGCATACAGCAAAGTTAGATTTTCTGTGGCGTGCTAATAAGGATCTTCTAAATCAAATAAAAATAAAAGATCAATCCACTTACAATTCTATCTTGCAAAGATTTAATAGTAAGCGTGATGAGATCATAACTCAAAATGAGGTATAGATGAACGACCAACCAAAGAGCAAGATATACTTAAATCTTGTTCCTAATGTAAATAAAAAGAAAGGCGACAATCAACCAGTATTTGTTGCACCTAATTCTCCAAAAGCTCCTGAGGGAAAAAATTGGAAAATGAACGTGAACATAAATGGAGATTGGTACGACTATGCTGCTTTTGATGGAACTGACATTGAAGGAAACGCAACAGGCGGTTTCACTGTTATTCTAACAAAGAAGGAAGCAGTACAAAACAAAGCACAAGGTTCTTTTAAAGCTGGTGGATTTCAAAAGAAATCCTTTACAAGCAACAAGAGCTTTGGTAATCGCAATTACTAATAGCTTACGTAAGTAACTATTAATTCTACCCTTGGGGTTTTACCTCGGCTGTTCTCAGCCACCCTTTCGTTGTTTCCCTGAGGGTAGAGTAAACAACAGAGGATCAATATGACTAATAAAGAAGATTTTATTTCTATTGAAGAAAAGATTCAGAGAAAGATTATACAAGAACGCCATGAGGATTATGGAGATTACCAAGAAAACTTTGCCTTACTTGCTGAACTATTCTCCATTGTTTTATTTGATAAGATTAATAAAGCACTGACAGCAG